AGAATGCTTGGGTATCTGCAAGTGGATTAAAAACTGACGGTTCTCCGTATATGGGCCGTAAAGCACAAAGAGCAATGATAGTGCAAGCACTTAGAGCGTCAATCTCAACTAACATGGCAATTCGTGAAGAAGATACATTCTTTAATTTATTAGCTGCCCCTAATTATCCAGAACTACAACCGCAAATGGTTGCTCTGAATAATGAAAGAAACAACACTGCATACATAATTGGTGATACCCCATTGCGTTTATCAGATCAAGCTACTGATATCACAAATTGGGCAACTAATACTGCAATGGCAAGCAGCACAAGTGAAGCTGGATTAGTAACACGTGACGAATACATGGGTATATTCTATCCAAGTGGAATTACAAATGATTTAACTGGTGCACAAGTTGTTGTACCGGCAAGTCATATGATGTTGCGTACATTCTTGCGTAATGACACTATTGCTTATCCTTGGTTAGCTGCAGCAGGAACAAGACGCGGTGTAATTGACAATGCAACAAACATTGGTTACATTAATCCAGCGTCAGGTGAGTTTGAAGCTATTAAAAATCGCGTTGGTATTCGTGATGTATTGTATGTCAATCAGATTAACCCATTAGCATTCTTTACTAGTGTTGGTTTATTGAACTACGGTAACAAGAATAGCAAAGATACTCAAAGTGCAATGGACAGAACAAATGTAGCACGTTTAGTTGCTTATATTCGTGAAAGACTTCAGGTTGTTGCTCGTCCGTTCGTATTTGAACCAAACGATGCATTAACTAGAAGTCAAATCACAGCAGTTGTTCAAACATTGTTTATTGATCTAGTTTCAAAAAGAGGTTTGTATGATTATCTTGTAGTGTGCGATAGTTCAAACAACACTCCTGCTCGTATAGATAGAAATGAGTTATGGATAGATGTTGCAATTGAGCCAGTAAAAGCAGCAGAGTTCATCTACATACCGGTTCGTATTTTGAACACCGGTGAGATCGCAAACTTGCAGTAAAATAAATGCCCCTTAGGGGGCATTTAGTTAAAAGATAAATACAATTAAGGAGATACAACATGGCAACAGCATCACAATCACTGTTTAATATGACCGTTGGAGCAGACAATGCAGGTGGCTCACAAGGTCTATTGATGCCGAAATTACAATTTCGTTTTAGAGCGTTGTTTATTAATTTTGGTGTAGGTGGTTCTACACAAGAACTAACTAAACAAGTTATAGACATAACACGACCTCAGTTAAGCTTTACTGAAATACCAATTGAGATTTATAACTCAAGACTATATTTGGCAGGTAAACACGAATGGCAAACTACTTCAATCAACCTGCGCGACGATGCAGGCGGAAGTGTTGCACGTTTAATCGGTCAACAAGTACAGAAACAAATGGATTTCGTTGAGCAAGCAAGCGCGGCAACTGGACAAGATTATAAATTCCAAATCAACTACGAAGTACTTGACGGTGGTAATGGTACATTAACCCCAACCGTACTAGAGACTTGGGAACTATATGGTTGTTTCGTTCAGACAGTTAATTATAACACTATGAACTATGCAACAAACGAAGCAGCAACTATTTCACTAACAATCAGATTTGATAATGCAATCCAATCACCGCTGGCGTCAGGTATTGGTACAAGTGTAGGAAGAGCATTGGGCGGATCTACTGTTACTGGTATAGGTATCTAAAACATAGATGGCTGGATTTTTTCAAAGTTTAATAGGAGAGAATTTTCTCGGAGGGATAGCAGGTGGTTTCTTTGGAAACGACTACCTCCGAGATTTCCAACACGCGAGTAAAGTATTCACTTCAAACGGTTATGCATATAGCCCAAAGTTTAAATTCTTATTTCATGTGTATTTTGAAATTAACAAAGAGTTAATTGGCAATCAGTCATCCTTTCCAGCAGATGGTGTTATAGGCCTTGCAGTTAAAACAATTCAGTTACCTTCATTTTCGTTTGCAACAGCGAACATGAATCAGTATAATCGTAAAAGGGTTGTACAAACTAAAATAAATTACGACGACATTAACATTACTTTTCATGATGATAATGCCAATCTAATACGAAACATGTGGTATAGTTATTATACTTACTACTACAAAGATGCAACAAAAACGTCAGAGCAATCTAACGCAACAACTCCAAATGGGCAATCTTTCCCGACACAAGATTTTGCAACTTCATCAAGACCGTTTGACTACAATAGACGAAATATATACGACGAATCAATTTTTGGTGACGAAGATTGGGGTTATATTGGCGAGACTGCAAACGACCGAGTTACTGGTTTAGGAAATGCAATAGGATCAACCAAAGCTCCTTTCTTTAAATCAATTGAGATTTATGGGTTTAATCAACATAATTTCTCAATGTATAAAATAATAAATCCTACAATCACTGCATTCAAGCATGATACATATGACTATAGTTCAAAAGATGGAACAATGGAAAATACAATGACTCTCGCATACGAAACAGTAAAATATGCTGATGGTCATATTGATGGTTCTGCAATCGGAAGTAGTGGTACTTCAGCAAATGCAACAGCGGCAGCAAGAGATTTTGGTATGTATTATTATGACAGAACGGTTAGTCCTATCTCAAGACCAGGTGCAAATCAAACTGTATTAGGTCAGGGCGGCTTAGTTGACGCCGCCGGTGGCGCTATCAATGACTTAGCAAATGGCAATATTCTTGGTGCAATATCTACTGCAGGTAGATCATATAATACATTTAAAAACGGTGGATTGAAAAATGCAGTGATAAGTGACTTGCAAAAGTCTGCCGGAACTGCAGTTACTAATGCGTCAAACAGAAATACACCATTCACTTTTGGTGCAGCCGGCTCTTCAACCAAATAAGCCTTACCTACTAAACAATAACCTTAATAACAATCATGCCAATAATTGACATTCCAACCACACAGCTTGATAACACTGTACGCTTATTTGATAAATTTTATAACATTGAAATGACAGTAAGTGCAGCAGAATATGACATAGTGAATAGCTATTTTGAGTCAGTATGTGCAACTAAAACTATTGCAAGAAACTTTTCTGCATTTTTGTTTAGAATATCAAGCATTATTCAAGAACCAATCTATACTTTACTAGATTACATCAGAGGTAAATCTGGATTAGAGACTAACGCTATTATGGCATACTATCTAAACAGTATTAGGTCTAAAACTACTCTATATGGTATCAGCAACATACCAGCACCAAATCAAACGGTTCAACGTAATATTGTAATATAATGGCAAAGTACGCACAAGGCTTTTTTGAAGTGCAAAATCCTAGCAAATATATAGGCAGCACTAAACCTAGATATCGTTCTTCATGGGAATTGCGCATGATGAGTTTCTTTGACAATAGTAAAAGTATATTAAAATGGGCAAGTGAATCAATAAGAATTCCTTACCGTAATCCATTGTCAGGAAAACTTACTACTTATGTTCCTGACTTCTTCGTAGTGTATGTAACTAAATCAGGAAAACAGATAGCTGAATTAATTGAAGTTAAACCTAGATCACAAACTTCTTTATTGGAAGCAAAGTCAAAGCATGATAAACTGCATGTAATAGTAAATCAAGCTAAATGGGCGGCAGCTAATGCATATTGTAAGTCACAAGGTATTACTTTTCGTATTATCACAGAATCGGATATTTTTCATACCGGTTCAACTAAATAAAAGTGTAGTTCGCGGCTGGCAGGCCCAACTACTCTAATGCTAAAAAGGAGCAATCAGCAATGATATTTATCAACAACAAGTACACGGTTATTTACTATGCCATCGTAAATAGGGCAAAAAATAGAACATTGACCAGCAAGTTTGAGAATCACCATATTATTCCAGAATCATTCTTCAAACAAAGAATGCGAAAAGGACCTGCAGGTTGGATTGACGGTAATCCAAACGATTTAAAAAATTTAGTTAAATTAACTCCTAATGAACATTTCATTTGTCATAAATTATTGGTTAAAATGACGACCGGTGAAGCAAAAAAGAAAATGATTTTTGCGTTATGGGGAATGTGCCGAAGCAGCAATAATCAAACTAGAAAAATAATTACTGGAAAACAATATGAATTATTGCGTACTTCTTTTGTAAATTTAATTGGGCAGCATAATACAGGAAAGCGTTCACCTCTTACAGATAAACACAAGCAAAAGATTTCAGAAACAACTAAAAATAAGCCAAAATCTGAAGCAACTAAGGATGCTATGGTTTTAGCTTGGGAAACTAGAGATAGAACAGTAAAAGATTCTACCCGTAATTTGTTAAAAATTACAAGTACTACTT